CCACTTACTGGTGTAATAGTGTGATCTTCTGGTTTCACGCTTCCATCTTTATCGAAATTAATATATTGAGAATCGACCCATTGATCAGTTGCGACTTCATAATAAGTCGTATCATTAACAACCTTTTTGTTATTAATTGCCCAAGTAGAACCATTGTCCAAGTGATTAACTATTGAATCAGGTTTTAATGGATCACTCAACACAGGTGCACCGCCTGAAACCATTGTATTGACTGTACCAACAGCATTACCAACTGGTAGAATTTTGCCACCAGAAGTATCCTCCTTCAAAGAGTCCGTTGATGTCTTAATAGTTCCTTGACCGTTAACTTCGGTAATAATGTGATTTTCTGGTTGTACGTCACCATTCTTATCAAATACGATGTACTTTTCATTGACCCAACCGTTGGTTGATACACGGTACCAAGTTTCGCCATTAGCTACTACCTTGCTATCCATTACCCATTTAGTACCATTAGGCAAATTCTGAACTGTGTGAGTGGGCTTATTAGGGTCATCCACAACAGGAGCACCATTAGTTTCCATTGTATTAATAGTTCCAATAGCTGTACCGATTGGTGAGGTAACAGGTGCATTCGTTTTACCATATACACGAGCTATATTTTGAATTTCCGTAGTATCAATGTTAGCTGTGAATGTAGGTGTGTTGTTGATATATCTAAACGACTTATTAACCTTATGCTGCCATTGATTCATAGGAATTAAAGTAATATTTTTATTGTCTGCGACAACAACTAGATTAAATTTCTCAATACAATCATTTACACATTCAAGTCCTGATTTTTCACCATAATCTGTGAACGTTAATTTATCAGTTGTACTAGAAATTTTCCAAGTAAACCCATGATTACCGAGTTCGTTCTGATCAAAAACGAAGCTCATCAAATCGTTGGCTGAAAGTTTCTTAGTACCTTTGATTTTGTCATATTGATAAACATATTGGCAATCAAACCAGATGTGAGTTGCTGAAACAGTTCGTTTGAAGTCGTAACCTTCATCGTCCTTTTCAGCCTGCTTGATACGATACTTTTGACCGTCAAATACAATGTAATTTTCATTTTGCAATAATTGATAACCAATAGAATTATCATTAGTTGCCGTGAAATCGATTTGATTGGTCTTGTTCATCTCTTCTGAATTGCTAAGTGAGTCTCTATCAATACAAGTAAGTGTTTCATCATACTTGCCTTCTCTATCTTGAACTCTATACTTTTTAAAATTGATCATAGATATATAAAAGGAAAATCGAACGTGACAGTACCACTAAAACCCGTCAAGCTGAAATTATTCCATCCTTTCTTTAAATTGATGTGACCGTGATTGGTTTCTATTTCACAAGAATCATCATTAAGTAGTGGGTGAACACCTTTTAAAACTAGAGAATCGCTTGAAGAAACGCTTGAGTTCATTGAGAAAGTATTGTTAGTAGTCGTATTAGTTAAGCTAGGACTACCAGAACCCTTAAAAATAATATTTAATTCATGGTTCTGTTCATAAGGTTGAATATCGAAATCGGACGGATTAAATATTTTAAATGTTCCTTGTGAGTGAGTGAAGTTTAAATCAGTTGTTGGGAGGTTCAAATTATTAGAAATCAAATCTTCCTTACTTGGATCAATCGGAAAATCTGTTGATCTAGCCACTGAATACATATAAGCACTAGGAATATCAAACTCTACTGAAAAAGTTTTATCGTAAAATCCAACATCTGTATAAGAGAATGGCTTAGGTATTCCATAAAAACAACGACTAACATCGTAACTTTGGCGAACTCTCACTAAGCCTCGATTGAAGAACTTATTATAAAATTCATGGAATCGACTTTCTAAATCAATTCCATCATCAACTCTTAGCAAAAAGTCGGCTTTTGCTGTGCGTGAGGTGTACAATACAGGGCCCATTTGAGTTTGTCCATCTACACCTGCATTGGTCTTTAGATTAGGAGCCGTCTGTGGTGAACCTACTATAAGTCTAGTAAATATCAAATCATGATAATTACTAATCTCAAATTCATTTTGTCCATCAGATTTAATTAATAATGAGTTCTGTCTGTAATGTCCATCTGATAATCTTTTAGGCAAACGCTGTACCTCCCTTTCCTTGGAACTTAGTCATTTTTCGATTAGATAAACCAATTTTATCTAAAGCATTTGAAATGTCGTTTAATGATGTGCCACCATTTGAAACATCAGAAGCCATTGAACCATCAGCAATCTTGCTTAGCAATTTAACCATAATTTGAGTCATCATCAATTGTTGTTGTTGATTGCTTTCAACTCTGGCCGTATCAACCGATGCAGTCACATTAGAATCATCAGGACCACCAATTGTATCTTTAGCTTTTTGAAGAATTTGAACAGCTCTCATCTTATCGTTCAAAGGAACGACCATCTCTGGACCAGCTTCGCCAACAATAGCATTAGTAGCTTGAGTGATTAAACCACCGGCTGCCATCAGTCTTGGACCAGAAGGTCCACTAGCTGACCCACGCCATTCACCATACTTACCGTTATAGCCCATACCCATATCAGAACGCCATGTAGCGTCATTGAATAACGCTATCAATTGATCTAACGGATTGTGGATATTAGTATGTCCTGGCATAGCGTAGTTTAAGAAGGTTGGTAGGATATATTGAAGGATACCAGTTGATGGATGACCAGCTTTCGCATTGCTGTCCCAATTATTAGTAACATTAGGATTACCGCCAGATTCATTGCCGATAATACGTTCAATCATATCCACATTGAAGTCCGTAATTTGTTGGTGCATATAAGCAGCGGCTGCTTTAATCATTGGACCATATGCAGAAGCTGGTCTAGCACCACCAGCTCCACTAAAGTCCATATCAGCTAATGTCTTCTTAAATGGCTCTGCAATAGCCTTCAGGAAACCATTTGAAATAGCATTACCGAAACGACTAATAAACTCATTTCCATTAAATGAAGCCTCTTTAAAATACGGTTTCTTTAAAAATGGAACTGGGTCTTTCTTTAATTCATCTAAATGTTCAAAGACATAATTGGTCATGTCTTCGGATGTTTTATTTGTATCACCTTTACCAGTTGCATGGTGTGGAAGGTTAGCTACCATTCCCATAAATTGCTCTGATAAATGATGTGGAAGAATTGCCGTGTCAGCGCCCAAATAGCGAACTTCTTCGCCTTTTAAACCAACTGGATAAATTCCATTAGCTTTGTCATAAGCAAGCTCATATCCTTGCTCACCAACAACAGCTAAATTACCACCAGGAGTACCAGCAGTACCAACAGCATATTTAGCCATGTTTAATGACTTACCACCGAAATCAGTAATGACTGAATTAATTCCGCCAATACCTTTATTAACTTCTGAAATGACCTTACTTAGTGATTTACTTGCAAGGCCAGGTAACGAATTGAAAGCAGTCTTAAATGAGCTTGTAACAGATTTTAACCATGAACTCCATTTTTTTAAATAGTCGCTAGAAAAACTAGTTTCTTTCTTAGAAATGGCATTCATTTTAGAGCTGTAATCACTTACAACTTTGGCTAATCCGTCCTTTTCCTCGGAACCTGTATTAGCCCACACATCTTTCCAGGACTTATCAAAGTTAGTCTTGAATGATTTTAGGGAGTCCACAATGTTATCCGTATCAGTCTTGAAATCTTTATCAAAGGTAACATTAGAGGTTGCCTTATTAGCTTCAGCTATTTGAGACTTTAAAAGCTTACCAATATTGTTACTATTTAAAGTCTTAGTTAAGTTTTGGATGTCTTTATTCAAGTTAGCAAATGGATCAGATTTACTATATATTTTAGTAAATTTATTAAGCTCTTGAAAAGCTTTTTGAACGTCTCTAATTGGTTTAGCGAATTTAGTCCACGTCTTAGTATTGTCCTTAATACTGCGAGACATCTTATCAAACTGACTGTAGAGTTTGTCTTTCTTTAGTTGTTTGTATAAATCATCTAAACGATTAGAAATTTTAGAATTCTTTAACGTGGTTTCTAAATTCTTTAAATCTCTATTAAGACTTTCGAATGGATCTTTTTTCATAGACTTAGTGAAAGACGAAAGCTTCTTAAATGCATCAGCTACATTATTGACTGGCTTAGCAAAACTAGTCCATGCCTTAGTATCTTTCTTAATGCTATTAGACATCTTATTAAATGTGGCTGCTAGCTTATTTTTCTTTAAAGCCTTATCCATCTTATTTAACTGCTGAGTTAAATCATTCTTTTTAAGCGTATTATGCAAAGATACTAAATCTTTATTGAATGCTTTAAATGGATCTTTCTTCATTGATTTAGTAAATGAATTTAAACTCTTAAATGATTTACCAACAGTTTCAATAGGTTTTGCTAATTTGGTCCAACTCTTAGTAGAACCAGAAATTGACTTGTCAATCTTTGATAATTCTTTGGCTGGACTATTTTTCCTAAGATTACTCTTTAAACCTTTAATAGCTTTTTCGTAATCTTTTATAGCTGGCACCATATCTTTAACGTTCTTAATATCTGTTTTAGATACATGTGTCGTTGCTACATCTTTGATCGCTTTAGCAGTGGAAGTCGTCTTAGATGGTTCATTGATACTATCTTTAGCTTTTTTAGCTCTTTTAGCCAAAGCCTCGTACTTTTTGACATCGTCTTCGGCTATTTTTATCTGTTTTAAATCTTGTCGTTGCTCATCAGCAGAAATACCAGGAGTTACCATATTACTCTTAAATCGATTGGCACGCTTCTTAGCTGATGCTGCTAACTGATCATAATATTTACTTGTGCCTTTTTTAGCTGTCGGATCGTCTGGATGATATAACCATTTTTGAAACGCAGGAGCAGCAGATTTACCAAGTTGATCACCAATAGTAGAACCTAGTAATGCACCAGGTGCTCCACCTAAAACTCCACCAATTCCTGCTCCTAAGGTCGTACCAATGGCGCCACCGATACTTTTTACCTTTTGAGTTTGTGTCTTAGCCTTGATTGCACCCACAATGTCCATACCGGCTAATGCAGCAGTTGCTCCAATGGATAACTTAGTGCCTAGCGATAGTCCAAGTGCTGAACCTTTACTTTCAATTGCTCCACTATCCATTTTTGAAGTAATTCCTTGTGTAAGGTTTTCACCAGTTTTTTCGCCAACTTCACTAGCAGCGGTTTCAATATTTGAATGAACTAGTTTATCTTTCAAACCTTTAAAAGCATCTGTAACATCATTGATTTTAACTGCAAAATTAGCTACTTTATCTGCTACCCAAATACCAGCTAATAGACCACCAATAGTTTTTAGAGCCTGTTCATGTTTAGCAATACCACTTACAAATTCGTTTAAAACTTTTAGTGGGTCTTCGGCCTTTTTACCATTGGTATGAACTAAATTAAATGCCTTACCGATGCCCTTAATAATTCCATAAAACGTAT